TCTAATATTTCTTCTGCTAATTTTTTGTAATGTTCATCTCTTATAAAATAATAGCAACCAGAACAATCTTCTGCTGGGTCTTCGTATTTTTCAAAAAGTTGTATTAATTCCTTTACTGTATAATCCTTAAACACACTTGGAAATTTTGCTTTAATTTCGGGGGTTATTTCGGGGTAATTTCCGTTACGAACATCACACCACGAAAACAATCCAACTGACAATGAACAATCCCAATCAAAATTCCCTTCACATCGCAAGTAATTTAAACTCATACCCTCATTCCTCTCATTCCCTTGCGCTTCCTGTTCAATCAAAGCCATTTCTCTGTATGGTTGTTTTAAGTCTTTTATTTTCATCTGTTCAAATATTTTTTAATTAATAATTCTTTTTGTTTTGTCTTGTTTTTAAACTCCCAATAATTAGATCCATCTTCCAGCTCCAAAATGCAGTTTATTTTTTGCCTTAAATATTCGGCATAATCAAAACTTTGCTTTATTTGTACCTTGTTAGGCGGTGCAAAGGCTAATGTTGGGAGTATCAGCAAATAAATTACTCGCATGGTATAAAGCCAATAAAGTAACTTGCGAACCTCTTGCGATCATCTTCAAACTCGCCATCGTAATATTTAAAGATTTTGCATTGATGTGTTTTACAAGTTTGGTTAAACTTTTCTACTCGCTTCAATAAGTCTTGCTTATAATCTAAACCTTCAAAATCGTGCTTCCAGTCCATAAAATTGGTTTCAATCCATTTCAAGGAATAATGGGTGTCATCTTGCTTTAACGAAGCATCTCTATGCCCTAATACCAATACAGGTTTATTAAAAATTTGTTTGTAAAGATCTGCCGCTGGGTGTTCAGGGTGCATTCTGTAATCTACTGCTGTTTTCATAATATAAATGTTTAATTGTTTATGCAAACTTAAACAGATTATTTTAATTACAAAATATTTTTTACATATTTTAACAATATTTCGTTTTTTTCTTCCTCTTCAAGGTGGGTTACTTTATTGTCTTTGTAGCTTTGGTAAATTTTATCATTTACAAATTTTTTGCCTGTATTCATATTAACGGCAATGTTAGGGGGTGTATAATAAAAGTACACGCCCTTAACATTAAACACAAATTGCAAAAAATTAAAGCTCATCGATCTGATCCTTTAATTTTTGACTTGCATTTCTAACACCTTTAATTAAATAGCTGATGTACTCAGGCGTAACGCCTAACTTTTTAGCAATAAACTTTTTTTTGATACCTTCAACATCTGTAAGGTAAATTAATTTAACTTGTACTTCGTTCATATTATTATATTTAAATGTTTATGCAATATTAAACACTATTTTTTAAAATAAAATGTTAAAATGTGTTAATAGATTTGTATATATAAATTTAATTTTTGTATATTTGTGTAAACAATTAAACCAGATATAAAATGGAAGTTAGAAAAGTTAAAAAAGATTTTATGATAGGTAACATTGATGTTGATAATGTTATTTTTAACGATGTACTTTTACAAAATTATTCATATCAAGAACTAGATGTTAATGGGTGGTTAACTGATGACATTATTTATTCCGACGGTTTTATTTTAGCTATTGAAAGAGGACAAATACCAACTTTAGAAATGCACGATACAGATAGCTATAGATTTGCAAGTGATTTTCAAGAATACCACCACGCAATAATTAACGGAGTTTGCAAAAATATTTATTTTTACCCTGAAGAAAACTAAACATCATGAAAGCAATTACAATTATTTTATTATTATTATTAGCAATTTTACAAACCTTAAACAATTAAAACAATGAAAAGAAGAATTAAAGATTACACAGGAAGACAATTCGATGTTACATTTGGCGTAACAATTAGAACTAACGGATTTAATAATTGGGCGATTTCAGTCGATTTAAGACACGCAAAGCTAGTTACCGACCTTAACAATTGGTACAAAGATTTTAATGCCTTAGAGGGCACGTTTTACACGAATTCCGAAAGCACTATTTTAAGCCTTTATGACGGTTCGCAAGTGCAAAATAAAGAGGAATATTTATTTGATAATTTTGGGGCTGAAATTGAAGATATTTTAATGGACTTTTTACAAGAGGAGTTCCCGAGATTTTATCAAATTGATGAGGAAAGCGGAGAGATATTAGATGAGGCGCATTTTAAAAGCCAACTTGAAGAATTTGTATTTAATCAACCTAAACTTATCGATACATGGAAAAAATAAACACTAAAACCCGCCTAAAAATGTGCTGGTGGTTACGCAAAACAAGTCCTGAGCAAATACGCTCAGGATTTAATTTAGAACTTTATTTACGAATTTTAGAAGTAAGAAGATATGGTTACTATAAATAGCCTTAGTGGTGGAAAAACAAGTTCTTACCTAGCTAAACATTACCCAGCAGATTATAATTTATTTTCTTTAGTTCGCACAAACGATGTTAACTGTAAATTTCCTGATGAAAAAGTTAGGCAAATGGTTAGTGATAGATTAGGCGTTGATTTTATAGGAACTTTAGAGGAAGATGTTATAATTTATACAATGTTAGATTTGGAGCAGTTTTTAGGGCAAAAAATAGAATGGGTAACAGGTAACACTTTTGATGAAATTATAAAATTACACAAGGAATATTTACCAAATGTAACTCAAAGATTTTGCACTACTGACATGAAAATAAAGCCTTTATTTGATTGGTGGCTTAATAATATAAATGAGCCTGTTGAAATGCGTTTAGGATTTAGGGCAAATGAACAATCAAGAGCGAAAACAACGTTATCAAAAACAAACAAAAACGGTTTATTAGAGTTTAAACATATTGTAGGTAATTCAAAAAATGGGCGTAATAAATGGAAATTAACAGAATGGCAAAAACCTATTTTTCCTTTAATTGAAGATAAAATATTTAAAGATAATATTTTAGAATATTGGAAAGATAAGCCAGTTAGATTTGCCTACATGAATAATTGTGTAGGTTGCTTTCATAGAAGCCCAGCATTATTAAAATTAATGAGCGAAAAACACCCTAATAAATTTGAATGGTTTTGTAATGCTGAAAAAGATACCGGTTACAATGTAAGAACCTTTAAAAATGGCACTACTTACGAAAAAATAAAAAACAGCTTTAAGCAAGTTGAATTATTTGAAGATGATTTCAACGAGTGCGATAGTGGTTATTGTGGAATTTAAAATTTAAAAAATATGCTTTATAAAATAAACGGGGAGAGTATTTACATACCATTTGAATTTCCAGTGGGTACTTTATTTAAATACAACGGGAAAACTTACAAAATTTTTGAACGCATTACAACAATGCATAATAGTTGGTGTAATTGTCGGGAGGTGTAAAACAGGGTAAAAAATGGTGTTTTTGGTATTTTTTGCAAGTTGGCAAAAATAATATGCCTTCCTGAAACCCTTTATTTTAGGGCGTTTGGCAAAAAAGGCAAAAAATCAAAAAAAAAACTGACTCTATATATAAAAAAAAATATTTTTTTTGTAAGTGAGAAAATAGCCAAAAAAACGCAAAATAAAAAAAGTATATTTTTATAGTATAGAATAGGCGTACATTTTTTACTTTTTTACCAAACGTTGAAAATCAAATACTTAACTTAAATTTGCGTTTTTTTACTGGTAAAAATTATTTTTTAATATATTTTTTGTATATTTGCATTTATCTAAATGAAGTGGAAATCATTTAAAATATTATTGTAAAACCTTATTAGGGAACGCCCTCCACTTGGCTACCTTGATAGGGTTTTTTTATTTAAATTATGAAAGTATCATTTTTTAAGGATATTAAATCAGTATCCCCCCTCAAAGATGTAAACGCCTTAAAGGTTGTTGAAGAAATTAAAAACGGTAAGTACAAAGAACAAGTTTCACAAGTACGACTTGAAACCGACAAAAAGAAACGGAACGAATTAAAACAGAAATTACCCTATGTTACTTTTGCTGGTGTATTCTCAACACGTTCAAACAGCAATTTAAAAAAGTCCTCAGGATTGGCTTGTTTTGACTTTGATGAGGTTTTAGATGTTGAAGAACTTAAAAGCAAAGTAAATGAGGATAAATATACTCTAGCTTCATTTGTTAGCCCCTCAGGGAATGGGTTAAAAGTATTGGTTAAAATTCCTTTGGTAGATAATAACGACGATTATAAAGATTATTATGTAGAAATATCTAAACATTTTGAACAATATCACAAAGCCGATGAGGGCACAAAGGATATTGCAAGAGCTTGTTATTTAAGCTACGATACTAATGCTTTTATAAATCCCGATAGCCTACTTTTTACAGATAAATTTTTAAGACCTTTACCAGTTCAAACTGAAATTATAAATATACCAATATCGAATAAAAACGAAATTGCAGAAAGATTAGATAAATGGTTTAAAAAACGTTGGAGTGCTACTAATAGGAATTGCAATCTTCATGCTTATGCAAGGCAAATGAACGCCTTTGGAGTTGATAAGTCAATATGTGAGGATTATTTATTTAGGTATGAGCAAAGCGACTTTAGAAGAGAGGAAATAAGCCAATTAATTGATAGTGCTTACCGTTATAGTAATGAATTTGCAACAAGATTTTTTGAAGATAAAAAAAGGGTAACACAAATTAAAAATGTGGCTATTGCTGGAGAGAGTATCGACAAAATAAAAGATAAGTTTACAGATGTAAATCAGGAAGCTATTTTAAACGAATTTGAAAAGCATAAAAATCAAATAGTATTTGAAGACTTTTGGTATTACTCCGAAAATGAAAAGATACAATTAGCAACATACCGATTTTTACAGTATTTAGAAGCTAATAAAATCTTTAAATTTTTTCCTGATAAAGAGAGTGGAAAATTTGACTTTGTAAAAACTACAAAAAATTTCATTGCCATATTTGAAGAGAGCAAAATTAAAGACTTTGTTTTGTCGGATTTGCGTTCTAGGGGTTGTATTGATGCCTTTGAATTAATGGCCAACAATACAAGCTATTTTAACCCAAACTTTTTATCAATGGTTAAAAGTATTGATGTAACATTTAACAAAGACGATGCTAATACTTCATATTTATATTACAAAAATGGTATAGTTAAGACTACTAATGACAAAATAGAACTATTAAAATATTCAGATATTACAGATTTAGTTTGGGAAAACCAAGTAATAGATAGGGTAATTGAGTTAAATAATGAAAGTCAAGGAGTGTTTAAAACGTTTTTATGGAAATTATCTGCCGAAAATGTAGAACGTTATTACACCCTTAAATCTGTGATTGGTTACTTAATGCACTCATACCAAAATGAAGCAAAGCCGAAAAGTATTATTTTTAACGATGAAATGTTAAGCGATGATGTTGCAAATGGTGGTTCAGGTAAGGGTTTAATACATAAGGCCATTGGAAAAATTAAAAAGATAATTACAGAGGACGGAAAAAGCTTCGACCATAAAAGTCAATTTGCTTACCAAAGGGTTGCAAAAGATACGCAGATATTTTTAATTGATGACGTTCCAAAGAACTTTGACTTTGAGAATTTATTTAGTGTAATTACTGAGGGAATGACCGTAGAGAAAAAAGGACAAGACGCCTACCAAATACCGTTTAAGGATAGCCCGAAAATATCCATTACAACAAACTACACCGTTAAAGGATTTAGCCCTAGCCATGAGCGTAGAGTGTTTGAAGTTGAAATTGCTAACTTTTTTAATGCTGAACATACACCACAAGACGAATTTGGGCACTTGTTTTTTGTTGATTGGGATATTGAGGAATGGAAAAAGTTTGACAATTTTATGATTAGATGCGTACAATTCTATTTGAAAAACGGTTTAGTAGCTTCTGAAAAAGTAAACTTAAAAGAACGTAAATTTAGGAATGAAGTAGGGTTGGAATTTATCGAATTTATGGAAGCACGGTCCGGACAATTTAACGGTGCGCCTTTGAGCCGTAAAAAAATGAGAGAGGAATTTAACTCCGAATATCCGCAACTTGCAAGATTTAACACACCGCAGAAGTTTAATACTAAGGTAAAAGAATATTGCAAATTTTACAATATCAATTTAGAAGAAAATAAATGTAACGGGGTTGTATGCTTTTATATTGGCGGTATAAAAAACGGTAATACTAACAATGATTTATTAGTAGATGATGAAGAAGCACCTTTTTAATTTAAGACCTTACCAAAGTAAGGTTATAAATGATGTTTTAAAGCATTTAGAAATAAATAATAGATGTTGTGTTTCATTGGCTACGGGCGGCGGTAAGACCGTGATTTTCAGTAACTTAGTAAATCATTTTAAAAATAGCAAAGTTTTAATTTGCGTACACCGAGAGGAATTAGTGCACCAAACCTCAAAAACTTTACCGATTGAACATAACTTGATAATTCCAAGCCACAAAAACAAGCAAGAGTTAAATGTAACCGTTGCAATGGTGCAGACCTTAAATAATAGAATTAAAAAAGGTTTGGTAAATATCAATGATTTTGATTTTGTAATAGTTGATGAATGCCATCGGGGGGAATTTATGAAAGTAATCGATAAATCTGTTTACAATAATAAATTAATCGGATTTACTGCAACGCCAAATTATGAAAAAATCGAAACTATAAAAATAGGTGGAGAAAAGTACAGACAAAAAGTGCCTTTAGCAAAGTATTACGATACATTAATTAAAGGCGTTGAAATTAACGAATTAATCGAGCAAGGGTATTTAGTGCAAGATGAAAACTTTACTTTATCAAATGAAGATTTAGGATTGTTACAAGAAGATGACAAAGGCGGTTATACTGATGAAAGTCAAAGTTTAGTGTTTGGATCTCCTAAAGCATTGCAAAATAGTTTAGATGTTTACAACGAATATTGTAAGGGTAAAAAAACAATTATTTTTAACTCTAATACTATTGTAAATAAAAAACTTTATGAATTAATGTTGGCTAACGGTGTAAACGCTAAAATGTACGATAGTAAAAATAGTGAAGAACACCGCTCGGAATTGATAGAATGGTTTAAAAATACTCCTGATGCCGTACTTTTAAACGTGCATATTTTTACAACTGGCTTTGATTGTACAGATGTTGAGGTTGTATTTTTGAATAAAAAAACTAAGTCAATAAACCTATTTTTACAAATGGTTGGTAGAGGTGGACGTATTACCGATAAAATATTTAAGCCAACTTTTAAAGTTATAGATTTAGGGGCTAACATTGAAGATTTTGGAAAATGGAGCGCCCCTCGAAATTGGGATTTTTATTTTACAGATAGTGAACGAAAAAAAGTTGGTAAACCTCAACCAGCTAAAACAAGGATTTGTCACGTTTGTGAAGCTATAAATTCGGCTAATAGTTTAACTTGCTTTAAATGTGGAGCTGAAAAAAGGTTTACAAATGGAAATAGCGTAGTAGGTATTCCAAAACGTGAGGGAAAATTTGTTTTACCTCCAGCTAATGCAGTTGTTGATTATTGTACTAAAAATAATTTAACTACTTTACAAGCAACTAAAATTGTTTACGGATATTTGGTAGAAATGATAAAAGACTTTGATTATCATAAATTTGAAGTAGTGTTGTTAAATGGTAAACTTTACAAGCGATTAAAAGAAGTGTTAACACCTTACTATTTTGCTATTCAAAAAAGTGAGTTAGATGGAAATCGAAATAGGCGTTTTGATACTTTTATTGATAATAGTATTGAGGCAATGAAAAAGTATTATTCAAATCAAATATAAAAATGGAAAAAACAGAAGACCAAATCCAAGCTGAAATCTTTAAATGGTTTCACAACGAGTATTGTACAAAATTTAGTAACCCTAGATGTTGCATTTTCGCAGTTCCAAACGGTGGACTACGTTCCAAGCACGAAGCAATGAAATTAAAATCAACAGGTGTTGTTGCTGGAGTTTCAGATCTAATCGTGCTACTACCTAACCGCTGTTTATTCGTTGAGGTAAAGACTGAAATCGGAAGACAAAGCGACAAACAAAAGGAATTTGAGCAAATTGTTAAAAATTTAGGCTTTGAATATCAATTAGTTAGAAGTTTAAACGACTTTTTAACGTTCATTAACGTGTATATAAATTAAATTTGTGTATATTTGTAGAAACAATTTAAACAATTAAAACTATGGAAAAATTAACAAAAATTCAAGCCGAGTTAAAAGCTCCAAAGGGGCAATACAACTCATTTGGTAAGTACAAGTACCGCAGTTGTGAGGACATCCAAGAAGCGGTTAAACCTTTACTTAAAAAGTACAATGTTTCGCTAACCTTAAGCGACGATTTGCAAGTAATCGGAGAAAGGTACTACATTAAAGTAACTGCGGTTTTAGTTTGTAACGAAACAAAAGAAAGCGTATCGGTTACTTCATTTGCTCGAGAAGAGGAAACAAAAAAAGGTATGGACGGTTCACAAGTTACTGGAGCATCTTCAAGTTACGCAAGAAAGTACGCTTTAAACGGTTTATTTTTAATTGATGACACAAAGGATAGCGACGCAACTAATAACGAAATAACAACTCCAAAAAAGCCAACACTTGACAAAGCAAGATTTAACGGTGCCTTAGATAGTATTAAAAAAGGCACTTACTCGATTGAAAAGTTAGAAGAAACTTTTGAATTAAGCGAAGCACAAAGAAAGGAATTAAATAAATTTATTAACGAAAAAGCGAAGTAACATGGAAAATAGTAAAGAATACACCCGACTAGCTAAAGAGGGTAAATTTGACCAGTTACCTGATACTTGTGAGTTTTCCGAGCCTGTGGAGTTGGAGATTTGGGATAATGAATTATCGAGATATTTTCGTAAAATTATAGGTAAATTCAAAGGTAATTATATGGATATTCATTGTATTGGATGGAAAAACGCCCAACTACCCACCGAAAAAATAGATTTTTTGCAGTTCAAAACTGGCGATGTTGTGGAGGTGGAAGAGGAAAATGTATTTTATGGTCAGTTGTGCGGAATGGATGATTATCTAATATTTATAACTTTTGGAATTAGTGAAAATGCCGAATTAATAAAGTGCATAGAAAAAGAAAAAATAAAATCAATAACTAAAATCAAATAAAATGGAACTAAAAGTAAGATGTTCGGAACTTAGCAACTTAATGACTAAGGGCAGAAGCAAAGCCGAGCCACTAGGCGAAACCGCTAAATCATACATACAAGAAAAAGCAAAATGCGACTTCTACGGTTTAAAACCTATTTTAGAAAACAAGTATCTTAGCAAGGGTATAGCCAACGAGCAAATTGGGATTGACTTAGTTAACCAAGTTAGATTTATGGATTTTGTGAAAAATACCGAGCGAATAGATGTGGGGTGGTTGACTGGCGAGTGTGATATAAACGCAGAAGACCGTATTATTGATATAAAATGCAGTTGGAGTTTCGACACATTCCCAGCGTATGAAGAAGAAGCACAAAAATCTGTTAAAAAAGCTGGTTACGATTGGCAAATGAGGGGTTACATGATGCTGTATAACAAAGAAGTTGCAGAAGTGATTTACTGTCTTACTTCAACACCTGATCTTTTGTTGACATCTTGGGATGACTTAACCATGCATAAGGTGGACCACATAGAAGCCGAAAAACGAATTACAGCGGTTCGAATTGAAAGAGATTTGGAAATAGAAGAGGAAATAAAAAAACAGTATCAAATAGGGAATGAATATTATAAAGAGTGTATTAATCAATTAACAACTAAAAACCAACAATCATGGATTTAAAAGGAGAAATTATTAGAATTTACGACACAAAACAAGTAAGCGACAAATTTGCAAAACGTGAATTTGTATTGGAAACAGCGGAGCAGTATCCGCAACAAATCTTAATCCAAGCAACCAATGAGCGTTGCGGAATATTGGATAAGTTAACGATAGGGCAAGAAGTAACTGCAAGTATTAACCTTAGAGGACGCAAGTGGACGGATAAAGACGGTAACGATAAGTATTTCAACACGATTGAAGCTTGGAAGATTAACTTTGGAGAAGCAACAGCCCCAACGCCAAAACCGACTAATGATTTACCATTTTAGTTATGAAAATACAAGCAAAACAATTAAGTAACCTTGTCGATGACTGCAAGGAGCTTATAAAGGAATACATGGAAAAAAATAATTTAACAATAAATGCAATGGGTGTAAAGTGCAAGATACACCCAGCGCAGTTACATTTATTCTTAAGCGGTAAAGGTGGGTTAAATTTAACAACTATGCAGAAAATAGGGAGTGTAATTAGTAATCATTAACTTTATAGGTGGGGTAATTACTCCGCCTTTTTTTTATTAATTTTTTTCACTAACTTTGTAACCTATGAACTTTTTTAAGAAAATAAAGGTAAAACGAGAATTAAAGGAAATCGAGCAACAACTTGAAGCACTTAAGCAAATTAAGTTTTACGAGGCTTTGATTTTAGCCTTACCAACGGAACAGCTTAATGTAAGGGTTGGCTATATGGACTTTGTACTCGAAAAAGACGATAAGTTGAAACCAGTAGTTGATAAGATTTTGATAGAGGAAATTAATAAACAGATTGAAAATTTAAAGGGTAAGTTATGAGAACCGAAATGGTAAAGATAAGCGAGGTTAAAAACAATCCGAACAACCCAAGAGTAATAAAGGATGATAAATTTGAGAAACTTGTAAGGAGTATTAAAGAGTTTCCGAAAATGCTCGAAATTCGACCGATAGTTGTAAATGATGATATGATTGTATTGGGTGGAAATATGCGATTAAAGGCGTGTAAAGAAGCTGGTTTAAAAGAAGTGCCGATTATAAAGGCAAGTGATTTGACCGAAGAGGAACAAAAGCAATTTATTATAAAGGATAATGTAAGCGGTGGAGAATGGGATTGGGAAATGTTGCAGAACGATTGGAATTTAGAGGAATTAGACGAATGGGGTTTGGATGTTATAGGTTTTAATTTAGACGCTGAGGAATTAGGTACAGATTTTACTTTACCAGATGGAGACAAAGCACCTTTTCAACAGATGACTTTTACCCTTGCTGATGAACAGGCGGAGCAAATAAAAAACGCAATAGCAGATATTAAAGAAACTGAAGAGTATAAATATTGCGAAACAATGGGTAACGAAAACAGCAACGGAAACGCACTTTATTTAATCGTAATGCAATGGGCAGAGCAAAGGAAATAATAGTAAAGGTAATACCAAGTAAAGTAGCAAATGAGTTTGTAAAGAAACATCATTACAGCGGAAAAGTTGCCTCGACTGGTTTGATTTGTTTTGGAGCGTTTTTAAATAATAAACTTATTGGAGTTTCACAATGGGGAAGACCGATAAATAAATATTTACATTTACATATAGTTGAAAATACAAAATGGAATGATTTTTTAGAATTAAATAGATTAGTTTGTATAGATGACACGCCAAAAAATACTGAAAGCAGATTTATTAAGATTTGTTTAATGCTAATAAAAAAAAATGCACCGCAAGTAAAATGGGTTATGAGTTTCGCAGATGCAACACAATGCGGAGACGGAACTATATACAGAGCAAGTGGGTTTGTTTTAACAAATATAAACGATAGTAAACAGCTTTAATGAATTGCCAAACGGGGACACCCTACATTTAATGGGTTTACAAGGTGGACAGCACGGAGCATTAAGAAAAAAAATGTTAGAGAGTGGTTATGGTAATGCTAAAAAATATATGGTCGAGGTTTTAAAAGGAAAAGTATTAGTGGGTAAACAATTAAAATACATTTACTTAATAGATAAATCTTGCAAAATAACAGTTCCAATATTACCATTTAGTAAAATAGATGAGATGGGAGCGGGAATGTATAAAGGTAAAAAAATAACATTACAAGAACGTAAAGAAAAAATTTAGTATATTTGTATAAAATGCGCGGGTAGTTTAAATGGAAAAACACTTTACAATCCAGTAAGGAGATAATGTTCGAGTCAATTTCCGCGCTCAATCTTTAAAAATAATGGCATACGATAGGAAAAAAATATTTGAACAAGCTAAAGATGTAATCGTTAAACATAAGTTGTTTTGGATTGAAGATATTGTTGCCTTTTTACCTTGTGATAAAACAACTTTTTATCGTTTTTTTGAGCCTGAAAGCAACGAATACAACGAGCTAAAAGAACTACTAGAGCAAAATAGGGTTGAATTAAAAGTGTCAATGCGTTCAAAATGGTACAAGTCAAACAGTCCAGCATTGCAAATGGCTTTAATGAAATTACTCGCAAATAAGGACGAGTTAAAACGCTTATCAATGCAGTACAGCGATGTTACTACGAACGGC